AATGCGATAACAGATGGAAGTGTTAAACTAGTATACAAAATATGACATGAAATTGAATAAGAGTTAAAATAATTATTGAAAAAAAGATATCCATATATTAAATCCTACCTTATGTTCCAATAATTATTTGTATAAAAATATTTATAAACTATCCATTTTTTTCTTTTTTATTTCTGAATTGATCCATTCAAGAGCATGTTTATCGGTAATAAACATATCTGCGTAAAAAAACCATTTACATATTCTACAATATTGCCTTCTATTTCCATCATCTTCTAAATATAAGGTACTATATGGAATATGATTTGGATTACTACAACAAAAAAAGTTTATAGGAAATTCAATTACTTTCTGTGTGTTTGATGATTTTTGTATCATTTTATCCATACAGTAAATTTTTTTAATTTATTACAAGATTTATACTAAGAACCTTTCAAAAGTCTAATACAATATTTCTAAATCCTTCAATCTCCAATATTCAAACGCGCCATTTGGCAACGGACGTTTAACAATAGCTGGAATTTTTTTGGCATTGAACTCCATCTCAGCTATTACAGAACTATCAATAATTCCTTTGGTTTCTGTAAGTTTAATATATGGCTTGGCTCCAGCATTTAACTGTGCCGCTCTTTGTCCAATAATACGAGTCTTTTCATATTTTGTAATAAATGGAAGGGTTTTGTGAAAATCATCAATAATAATACCTTCTGCATTTCTAATCACATTAAGCATTGACCTCATTTCAGGTTCACTTACTGGAATACTCTCTGGATGGATTTGCATAATATAATCCTTGGTAGTCTCTTTTTCAAAACGATGTGTATATTTGTCAGTATCTTCATCTATGTTTTCTGTAGTATCATCATCACTGTTACCTTCCTCCAATTCGGCTTCTTCATCTTCTACTTCTTCATCTGAAACATCATTATCAGAATCATCCAAATCCTCGTTTTCACTATATTCTTGTACATAATCCTCATCATCATCAGTTCTTTTCTTTCTTATAGTTGTTTTTCTTGGACCTTCATCATCATCTTCCTCTTCTTCTTCTTCATCATCATTATTACCAATTACGTGTTTTGCTTTTGTTCCAAAGGAAGACAACAATGATTTTAATGCGGGTTTTTGATACTCTTCCTCTTCTTCTTCCTCGTCATCGGATGTTTTAAGTTCGTGTTCTTCGTCGTCAGAATAACTAGACATTTTCTGGTATATGTATTATTACAATAATATTATTGTCTTAAATCAATTTTATTAAATATCTACGTCATATAAAAAAAATCACATTATATAATATTTATTACATGGTGTGATATATATTTATTGATATTATTAAATAAATGATTGTTTACATCCAGACTTTGTCACAAGTTGCACATAAATATAAATACTTTAAATTAGTATTGTCATAACGGATTACCAATATCTCTCTAATGTTCTCATCCACACTTGAGCGGTTGGTAGGACACTCTTCATTCGGACAAGGAATATTGTTTACCCTTGGAATAGTTGGGTCGTGTTTTGTATACTCATTAACAAAGTTTCCAAAAGTCTTTTCGCTTTTGTGGTATGATATCTTTGACACACAAACACTTTGAACCCCAATAGTATTATCAATATCACCACAGTTTCTGCAATAATATTTTAGAGAGGAACCGTCCGCTCCATCAATACCGACATAATACATGTTGTTGCAAACCTTACAAAAGTGCATTCTGTTATAATATACGTATACTATTTATATTGATTCAATTTTTCTTAATAGTTCTGGGAAATTCATCAAATAAGAAGTATCATACATAGGAATTTCTAATCGGTAAATACTATGTTCTCTAGAATTACAATAAGCCCTTGCTCTTTCTATTATCTGATCTTTGTTTTCTCTGAAGTGGGTTTCAATCTCATTATGAAATATTTTAGAAACCGGAAAAGCATCTCTCATATTATTCTTTACAACACAACCAATAGCAATTTCAAAATTACAATAAGTAATAAGGTCTGTGTAAAATTCAACAGATTGGTCAGCAGATGTTACACCAGGCTCATTTAATAGAGGAACCGGTGTAAATACTCCAAACAATGACAATAATATACTGCGAATTGTTTCACAGGAAGTCCATTGGTCTCCTTTCCATGTATTTAATATAGAGAGACAAACCTTACCATTTCTATATAAATTTGGATTAAATCTCACTCCATTTAAATTTGTACAATAAGTGACCTTTGGAGGAAGAAATGGATATTCTGTTGGGTAATTTAATTCAAAGAGATAATTACCATCTTGATAAGGAGTATCTGCAGGACCAATTATAAGAGCATATCCTTTCAACATATCTGTATCATCATGTTTGTAATATATACCAATATCTTCAAGAGGATTTTTGATTACGTCTTTAATATCACGAACCAAACGCGTAATAGTTTCTTTCTTAATCACTTTAGACATTTTAAAATTGTTTCTAAAATTAGAGAGAAAGGTTTAAGTAAGTTTTCTACAAATTTATAATGAACTACAATACTTTAGGAAGTTTAGTTGATAATACGTAGAATTATTTCTAGTAGGAAACTTTAGGAGATTTTTTGGAATACTTTTACCGGTAGTGGAGGCGTACTTTATGGTGTCATTTTTATGGTGGTGCGTATGAGAAGGTGCTACAACTGTGGTGCGTATAAAACCCTATAATTTAAAAAAAATGAATTAGAAAGTTTCCATTTTATATATTAAACAATATATAATGGAGGCTATCAACAATTTTTCAGAATTCCTCAAAGCTGCGAAACATCCCAAGGGGGAAGATACCAAAACCATTACTCACACTCGTATTGGTTGCAAAGATCCACTCATTTATGGTGGCTCATATGTAATTAATACACCAGAAACACTAGAACAGTTTTGGAAACTATACTACAAGCAAGTTTTCAAATCTGGAAAGTCTGAATACATGACAGAGAAACAATTGAAAGAGGGCGGTCCACTTTTAGCTGACCTTGATTTTCGTTATCCTTATGTTATTGACAAACGTCTTCACGATGAGGATACCATCACAAATATCATTGCGGCTTACTTGGATGAAATAAAAAATATGTTTGTGTTTGATTCCAAGGAAATACCAATTTATGTGATGGAGAAGAAAAAAGTAAACCGAGTGGCGGCTTCTGGTAAAGACGGAGTTACTAAAGATGGTATTCATATTATTTTTGGTATACAAATGGATATTTATCAAAAGATTATTTTGCGTAATCGTATGCTCCAGCCGCTAACTGGGGTTCTCGCTAGACTTCCATTACAGAACACCATTGAGGATGTTGTTGACAAGGGAGTAGCAGAGGGAACTACCAATTGGCAAATGTATGGTTCACAAAAACCAATGCATGATAGGTATGAACTTACTCATCACTATATCGCAAGTTATGATAACGAATTTGAACAGTTTATTTTAGAATATGTGGAAGAAGCCGATTTTAATCTTGAAAAAGATATTTTCAAATTATCTGCACAATATCCACATCATCCACTGTTTCCTATTCATCCATCTATCCAAGCAGAATATGATAATCTCAAAGCAGGAGCTACTAAGAAAAGTGGCACAAGAGTTATTACACGCCCATCTTCAAATAAAAATTTGTTAGAAGACGACCCTACTAAAGTTAGAGATGAACTTATTCCCATTCATCTTATTCAGGATGGAGAAACTCTACACAAACAGGTTCAGATTATTATGGATTCCTTGCGAAGTGATGAACACCATATTAAAGAAACCCATGAATACGCACAAATTCTTCCTGCTAAGTTCTACGAACCAGGCTCACACGACATCAACACTAAAATAGCATTTGCTCTAAAAAATACAGATGAACGCTTATTCTTGTCTTGGGTAATGCTACGCAGCAAAGCATCCGATTTTGAATACAGTTCTATTCCATCACTCAAACGAAGATGGGACCACGGACTCAAAAGCGACAGAGAAGGCGAAGTTCTCACTCGCAGAACAATCATGTATTATGCAAAACAAGAAAATCCAACAGAATACCAACGAATCCTGGAAAAGTCTAGTGAATATTATATTCAAAAATCACTTAAAGACGGTAGCGACTGGGACCTCGCAATGGTTATTTATCAACTATACAAGGATAAGTATGTTTGTGCTAGTGTAGAAAAGAAGATTTGGTATACTTACAAAGACCATAAATGGGTTCAAGACAAAGGTAATTCTATTAGACAAGTAATATCTGTAGATGTATTTAATATTTATGACCGCATTAAACACGACAAGAAAGAAGAAGAGAAGAAAATTAAAAAGGAACTTGATGTAGCTATCAAACAACTCAAAGGAGGAGATACAGATGTTACTGATGACAAAATTGATGAACTCAAAGAGAAACATGCTACAAGTAAAGATATTTCAGATATGGTTGCGTCCATCTCCAAGAAACTCAAATCTACTGGAAACAAGAACAATCTTATTGTAGAAGCATCCACTTTATTCTATGACCCAGACTTTATTGAAATGGCAGACGCAGATCCAAATCTCTTGTGTTTTACAAATGGTGTCTGGGATTTCAAACAAGGAGTGTTTCGTCCTGGTGTTCCTCAAGAATATCTTACAAAATGTACCAAGGTGGCTTATATTCCAGAGGAAGATCGCAACCGCGATATGATGCTAGAAATTATGACCTTTATGGAACAGCTATTCCCAACAAATGGACTCAATCGTTATATGTGGGACCATTTGGCATCTACACTTGTTGGTGGAAACAAAACACAGACATTCAATATCTATCTTGGAAGTGGTAGTAATGGTAAATCTAAACTTACTGCTCTCATGTCACACGCATTCGGGGATTATAAAGGTACTGTTCCTATCACACTTGTTACACAGAAACGCACAGACATCGGTGGTACTTCTTCAGAAGTTATTCAACTCAAGGGTGTTAGGTACGCAGTTATGCAAGAACCTAGCAAGAATAATTGTGTTCTCAATGAAGGTGTCATGAAGGAGATTACAGGAGGTGACCCCATTACTGCTAGAGGTCTCTACAAAGACAGTGAAACATTTGTTCCACAACTCAGTTTGGTCGTGTGTTCTAATATCTTGTTTGAAATCAACAGCACTGATGAAGGTACTTGGAGACGTATTCGTGTGTGTAGGTTCATGTCCAAATTCGTTGATAATCCCAACGCAAAACATGACACGGATTCCAGATTTATCTTTCCAAAAGATTATGAACTTGAACGCAAATTAAAATTGTGGGCTCCTACATTCATCTCAATGCTTGTTACACGATACTTGTCTACACAAGGCAATGTAACGGATTGTGAAGAAGTATTGGAAGAAAGCCGTAAATATCAAGAGGGTCAAGATATGGTATCCGCCTTCATCAGTGACATGGTGGAAGTGGTGGAAGCAGAAGACATTGCTACTAACACTCCAATCAAGAAAACTCATATACTTCAAGCATTCAAACGATGGGTAGACATCAACTACAATGGACAGAAACCACCAAAGGCATCAGAGTTATACGAGGTCTTGGAAAAAAGATTTCAAAAACCCAAACAAGCTGGCTGGAAAAACATCCGTCTAAGAAACGAGAATGAAGAACTTGATGAAAATGTGCAATAAAATATATAACACATTATCAGAAAAAGGCAACACAAGATATATAAATTAATTACAAATTAATTATACATGAAAACATTTAGACCATATTCCTTAAGTTTTTGGAATATTATTACCAATAAAATAACAAACATCTTCAAGAGTTCCATATTTGAAACAATAGCGACAACTATAAATGATTTTATTTTTTCAATCATAGTTGTATTTTTGAACATTAGAGAGATAGCGAATACAATCAACAATAAGTAATATAATCTCATTAGGTAGGGCTTCCATTGTTCCAATGAAACAATATCCATATTTTTGTAATATGATTTTCTGTAATCCACATTCATGTTGTCATATAGAGTATTATATGAGTTATTCATTCTAGTTGCTTCTACCACACTTTCTTGAACTAACGCCTTGGTATATTCTTCTGGAGCAAGTTGTTGGCTTGTAGATGTTGTACTAGGTGGGGGATTGTAGGTAGTAGAAGGTGATGATGATGATGATGATGAGGTGGATGAGGATGATGTTGATGATGATGATGAATTATTTTTAGGAGCAGGAGAAGTAGATATCATGATAAGAGTGGAAATAACTCCGGCTAATATTACTATAGCAAACGAAATAGAAGATATATATGGACCTAAGGATTTTATAGTTTCTGTCATAGATGGACTAGCAGGCTTTTCTGTTTTTTTTCCACTGGCTTCTGAACTATCTGTCTTAGGTGGCTCAGATTTAGAGGTCTTAGGTACAATGGCGGTTGAGGTACTATATGCGGGAGGTCTTTGTGTTATATCAATCAAGCTTTCCAATATAAGTCTATAATTATTTTCCAAGGTACTAAATTGGGCCCTTAGAGAGTCCCGGAGGTCATCTGGAGTATTTATTTCAGCATCTGGGGGTATTTTTTTAAAACTGTCTAATATATTTGTAGGTAATTTATTAATTGAAACATCAGTGTGAATTTTATCAATGTTTTGTGAAAAGTCACTTATACT